AGAAGGAATCCTCGACGATCGGCCGCGAGACGGACGCGATGATGGAGGCCCTGACGAGCGAGGACGCCGAGGGCGCGCTGCGCGAGGTCCTCGACGACGAGCTTCTCTTCGGGATCAACCTGACCAGCGAGGACGGGGTCCCCTACCCGGTGATCTTCAGCGACGGCAACGACAACCAGCCCGCTCGCCCGCTCTTCGACACCGGTGGCCTGGATCTGCGCGCCTTCACGCGCGAGCTTCAGGCATACCTGGTCGAAGGCGACCGCTCGGAGTTCGGCGCAGGCGATTGGGCCATGTCCAGCCTCGCGTTGGGGGTCTAGACTCGGCCCATGGACCGCGACGGCAAAATCATCGATGGGGAAGGGTGGGTTTTCGACCTCGACCATGCACCCATCCTGGTCGCAGTTCTGGAGCGCTGGGTCTTCCTCCACGGTGACGCGCCGGTGGCGCCCGACATCGAATACGACTTGGAGCATCAGTGAGCGTCTGGGGGTCGATTCTCGACGGGGCTGATGTTGAGCGCGCGCTAATTGCCCATCTCAAATTCTGGATGCCGTCAGCGAGTGCCTATGTCCGCAAAATCAAGGATCCCGCCGCAGAACGCTGGCCCGAACGCGACGATGGAACCTTCATCGCACCGATCCGCGGATATGGCGTGTCACATGCTGATGCCGTGGCTCAGAAGTTTCCGGAGGACCAGCTGCCGATGCTGATCGCGCAGTCGCCGGGCATGGAGGACGACCCCGTCGTGGAAGAGGGTGGTCGCGTCTCGGCGGTCTACGGTGTCGCCCTGTCGGCCATCGCGTCTTCTGTCACCCCCGAGGACGCGAAGGAACTCGCGCGTCTGTATGCCTCGGCAGCCCGCCTGGCGATCATGCAGAACCCCCAGCTGGACGCCGGGACCGGCGACGCCTTCGCCGAACACGTCCGCATGGGCAGGGAGCGAAACGGCCAGGTCAGGCGCGGAATCGAAGGCGAACGTAACCTCATGATTTGCACGGTCCCCTACCTGATCGCCGTGCCGCAGATCCTCGACCTCTCAGGCGGGCCACTGGTCGCGCCCGAAGATCCCGAGGAAGAAGCTCCAGAGTGGCCGCGAGTCAAAGAAGGGGGTGGCTCTGCCATGGTCGACTCCCTGACTGAGTCCGGCTTCTTCGATGCCCAGCCCTAGGCCCTCAGGGGGGGGGTCGTGACCGTCTAGCCTTGGCGGCGTGAGTCCAGCGCCAGGCCATGTAGTCACGATCGGGGACCGCGCCGCTTCTCCCACTGCGGCGGCCTCGACCTCCAACGGCTTCCTAGTCGGCGTCTCTGAGCGCGGGTCGGTCGACGAACCGATCAAGGCGATCAGCCTGGCCGACGCCGTCGACAAGATCGGCTCGCGGCTGTCGGCGAACCCGAACCTCTACGACTCCATCGATTGCGCCTTCCGAGAGGGTGCCTCGGTCGTCTACATCGCTCGCGCCGTCGGCGCCGAAGCTGACACGGCCGAAGATGTGGCAGTCGACGCGGAAGGCAAAACCGCCTTCACGGTCGCTGCGGCTTCGCCTGGCGCGTGGGGCAATGACATCGACGTCGCGATCACCCTCTCCGGTGGCTCCGTCACCCTCGTCGTCAAAGACGACGGCACGACGATCGAAACCTCCCCCGCCCTCGGTACGAACGCCGAAGTGGTCGAGTGGGCCAAATCTTCCCCCTACATCGACGTCACGATCGGGGCCGAAGATGCCGCCGATGCGAAAACCCAGACCGTCGAATTGGAAGGCGGCAAAGACGACGTCGCAGGCGTCGGGACTGCCCAGATCGAAGCGGCCCTCGACACGCTGACCAACGACCTCGGCCCCGGCCAGGTTGCGGCTCCGGGTTTTACGTCCGAAGCGGTCCACAAAGCGCTGCTTGAACACGCTGCGGCGACCAACCGCCGGGCGCTGCTTGACGACCCGGTCGCAACGACCAAAGCCGAACTGCTGAGCCACGCGGGCGCGCTGCGCGGACCGTTTGCTCGCTACGGCGCTCTCTTCGCCAGCTGGGCGGTGGTGCCCGGCGTCAGCCTCGGTACGACCCGCAAAGTCCCTTACTCGGGCCTACAGATGGGAATCATCGCTCGCTCTGAGGCTGAAGGCAATAACCCGAACCGCGCCGCCGCCGGGCCGCGCGGCAAGTCGCGCTACGCCGTCGGGCTGGTTACCACCTTCACCGACGTGGAGCGCGGCGAACTCGACGATGGGGGCGTCATCGCCTCGATCCTGGTCCGCGGTGTCGTGACCACCTACGGCAACGTGACGCTGGTCAACCAGACCACGGAACCGAACTGGAAATCCTTCTCGGCTTCGCGCTTGGTCATGGGTGTCGCCGCCGAGGCGTCGAAAGTGCTGGAGTCCTACGACTTCGAGCAGATCGACGGTCGCGGCTACGTCTTCAAGAAGCTCCAGGGCGACCTCTCCGGCGCCGCTTGCATGCCCTACTTCCTGGAGAACGCGCTCTACGGGCAGACGCCCGACGAGGCGTTCTTCGTCAACACCGGCCCCGACGTCAACACCCCGGCGTCGATCGCCGGTGAAGAAATCAAGGCGCAGATCGGTATCCGCGTCAGCCCGACGGCCTCCTTCCTCGAAGTCGAGGTCGTGAAAGTCCCGACCACGGAAAGCCTGTAGAGATGCGCACCGATCAGGAACGAGTCACCGTCCGCGTCGACGACCTCGACCTCGGCGTCTTCCAGACCTTCAGCGGCGGCGGCTCTGCGGCCGACGACACGAAGAACCGCCCCGGTGGGATGGGTCCCGAGGAAAGCCTCGGCGGTCCCGTCAGCCGCGATGCCTTCACCGTCTCCCGCCTCTACAAGCTGGAGCGCGACCACGGCCTCTTCAAGGCCCTCGACGCGAAGACGGGCGCGGGGCGGGTCGTGGCGGTGCGCCAGAAACTCAACCGCGACCGGACGCCCTTCGGGGACCCGATCACGTACACCGGGACGCTGATCAAAGTGACGCCCCCGGACCACGATTCCAACGCGAGCGATCGCGCGGAATTCACCCTCGAAGTCTCGGCTGACGAGCCGATCGCCTAGGTATCGTCGGCCGCCAACGCCGACGAAAGGACTAGCCGATGAATGACCAGCCGGGCGCCGACCCGACCCTTGAACAGGAGGGGCTGACGCAGGAGATACCGCCAGAGGCCCCTGGGGCGTCCCCAGAGCCTTCCGAGGACGTCGTACAGGGGAACGGCCACGGAAGCGTCGAGGACCGTCTACGGGCCGGATATAAGGCCGGACAGGGCGAGCGACGTAAGACGATCGAAATCGCCCCGGGCCGCTACCACGACCTCGCCGCCGAATTCAAGCCGATCGATTGGGATCTGCGGCGCCGCCTGATCCGCCAAGCCGGGAAACGCGGCGAAGGGGGCCATGAGGCTGATCTGCGGATCAATTCGCAACTGATGGCCGAGGCCTGCCTCTCGATGATGTTCCGCCCCGCGCCGGGTCAGGACTACGCGCCGCTGCATACGCTGGTCGACCGCTTCAAAGGCGGCGAGCCGGTGCGCTTCGACGAGCGCCTGGCGCAGGTCCTCGGGATCGAGTTGATCGGCGGCGAGTCAGAGGGCGACATCTGCCGCTTGGTTTTCGGCGACCCCGGCGTCTTTGAGGCGCACTACATGATCCTGAACGGCTGGTCCCTTCAGGCGTTCGATGACGATCCCGAGGACGAGGAAGATGAAGGCGGCGGGGAGCGCCCTACCTAGACCCCTTCGAGGACGCGGGGGTCGACGGCGAGTTTTTCGTCCTCGGCCTCTGCTGCCTCGCGGGGCTGGGGGAAAGATTTCTCGACGCCGTGGACCCCGACGACATTGCGATCCTGGAGCGGGGTGCGCGAGAGGCTGCCGAACAGCGCAAGCGCGAGGCCGAAGAGGCCGCCAAGCTAAACGGCGAAGCGGTGCGAAAGGTGCTGGGGGGCTGATCGGTGGACGCTGATCTTCTCGCGCTAAGAATCAAAGTCCTCGGCGGCAAGGCGGGGGCCGCAGAGGTCAAAGCGCTCAACTCCGAGGTCGCCAAAACCGGCCCTGTGTCCAAACAGGCGTCGCAGATGGCGAAACGCTCGACGGCAGTGACCTCGGCTGCCTTCAAAAAACAGGCCGCGATGATGCAGACCACCGGCCGCACGATGACCTACGGGCTGACGCTGCCACTCGGGCTGGTCGGCGTGGCGGCGGTGAAAACCGCAGCGGACTTCACGAAGTCGATGGCGCAGGTCGGCGTGGCGACTGGTATCGGGGGCCGCAAGCTCGATCAGATGAAGGACTTCGCCTTGGAAATGGGGGCGAAAACCATCTTCAGCGCCAACGAGGCCGCAGAAGCGATGCTCAACCTGGCGAAAGCGGGACTGTCCCCTGCCCAAATCGAAGGCGGGGCGTTGAAATCGACGATGAACCTAGCGGCGGCGGGCAGCATGGAACTCGCCGAGGCGGGCAACCTCGTCGGCTCCTCGATGAAGACCTTCCGGCTGGGAGCAAAGGACTCCGTGGCGATCGCTGACGCCCTTGCCGGAGGGGCCAATACATCTGCTGCGGACGTGCGGGAGTTGGCGCTGTCCCTGAGTCAAGCC